CGGGTCGTCCAGCTTGATGAACTTGAAGCGGGGCTTCGCCAGGATGCCGCGCTCGATCAGCGTCGCCTCGGTCACCCGGATCGCGACCGGGCCCGAGGCGGCCATGAGGCGCATGTTGGCCTCCTGGCTGTCCTTCATGAAGGGCGTCCCGGTCAGCGCGAGCCGGTAGTGCGCCGCGGTGCAGCGCTTCATGATCTCCGAGTAGCTGAAGCTCGAGGCCTCGTGGGCCTCCTCGAGGATCACAAACTCGAACTTCGCGAGCAGGGCGGTGACCCGGTCGGCCTCCGCCAGGTGCGCCTTGCGCTTGGCCGCGTCCCAGTCGGGCTCGGGCTCGCGCAGCGCGGCGGCGAAGGTCTGCACCATGCCCACGTTGAAGCCGTTGACCGCGCGCCAGGCGCCATCGCCCATGACCCCGACGTTGTTCTTGCCGACCAGCTCACGCATGGCGTCCGCCATCTGGTGCATCAGGATGCCGCGGGTGGTGAGGAAGAGGGTGGGGCGCTTGATGCGGGCGAAGGCGAGCTTGGCGATGCGAGACTTCCCGCCGCCGGTCGCCACCTGGGCGATGATCTGGCCGTGGCGCAGCAGCTTCTCGACCACCTGCATCTGGTAGTCGTAGCGCTCGTCCGCGTGCCCAAAGGCGTCGACGATGGGCAGCTCCGGGCCGAGCGGCTCGGGCAGGGGCTTGCGCACCAGACGGACCTCGTGGCCCATCTGACGCAGCTTCGCCATCACGATCGGGACGAAGCCGGCCGGGAACTTCGACTCCGGCCACTCGAAGAACGAGGTGCGGCCGGTCCACTTCCCGTCCTTGAAGGCGGTCGAGAAGCGGGCGCCCTCGACCGCGTAGGAGAGCAGCTCCTGGATGACCGACTTCACCTCCTTCGGGGCGTCGACCAGCTTGGCATTGACGGCGGACGCGGCGATCGTGATGTTCATCGGGGAGGATCTCGGGGGCTTGCCTTCTATAAGGATTGCGGCTACGATCAGTCACTACTGCCTGACCTTCACCCATCATTATAGCAGCAGCCCCGGGAGCTAGAGCCTTGAAGCAATTGATGATTTCGCCGAAGTCCCTGCAGCCGAACCCCTGGAACACGAACGTCGTCGACGCCGACAACGAGCGTCGCATCGAGGCCTCGATCCGCGAGCTGGGCTTCTTCCGGCCGATCGTCGTTCGCGAGCTGCCCGACGGCACGCTCGAGATCCTTGGCGGCCAGCACCGCGCCGCGAAGGCGATCGAGATGGGCATCGCCGAGGTGCCCGTGATGAACCTCGGACCGATCGGGGACGACAAGGCCAAGAAGATCGGCCTGGCCGACAACGCGCGCTACGGCCACGACGACACCCTCAAGCTGGCCGAGCTGCTGAAGGACCTGGGCGGCCCAGACGAGCTGCAGAAGATCCTCCCGCTGTCCGACGACGACCTGGCCGCCATCTTCGCCGCGTCGAGCATGCAGCTGGACGACCTGGACAAGCTCGACGACAAGAAGGACAGCACGCCGGCGGAGAAGGCCGGCCCGACCCATCAGGTCATGCGCTTCAAGGTGCCCATCGAGGACGTGGCCTGGGTCACGACTCTGGTCGAGCAGACCATGAAGCGCGAGGGCTACATCGGCGACGACAGCCTCACCAACGCCGGCAACGCCTTCGTCCACATCATGAAGGGTGTGCGGGAGACTGCCTGATGGCCTACCGCTTCCCGGAGTGCGCAAGCTGCCACTTCCACACCAACCTGAACGAAGACGGCGAAGACGCCTGCGACAGCTGCGACAACGCCGACCTGTACCAAGAGACCGATGACGAAGAGGCGCGTGCGCACTTTGCCGCCCTCTGGGAACGCATCCTGAACCCGCTCAAGCTCGCCGCCTGAGTCCAACCCAAGGAACACGACGTGAACATCCCGAAGCTCGAGGCCTGGCCGATCGAGAAGGTCCTGCCCTACGAAACGAACGTCAAGAAGCATCCGCCCGAGCAGGTGCAGAAGATCGCGCAGTCGATCGCCACCTTCGGGTGGGACCAGCCGATCGTCGTCGACAAGGACGGCGTCATCATCAAAGGCCACGGCCGCCGGCTCGCCGCGATCAGCCTCAAGATGACCAAGGTGCCGGTGCTGGTGCGCGACGACCTCAGCGCGGACCAGGTCAAGGCATCGCGCCTGGCCGACAACCGCGCCGCGGTGGGCGACTTGGACATGGAGATGCTGCGCCTGGAGATGGGCAACCTGGACATCTCGCTGCTCAACGGCATCTTCGACGCGAAGGAGCTCGAGTTCAGCACCGCGGACCTGGGCGAGATGAACACCGGCGCCTTCATCGACGACCTCGACAAGGCCGTCGGCGAACAGACCGCGGCGACCGAGGCCCGGGCCGACGCGCTGAAGGAGTCCCGGGTGTCGCTTTCCAAGGCGATCGGTTTCAAGGACATCGCCGGCAAGGACGAGATCTACCTCAACCGCCTCATGGCGAAGCTCGAAAGTCAGTCAGGGTTGACTGGCGAAGCTGCCTTCATGTCCTTCGTGAAAGAGCTGGTCGGCGAGGTGGCGTGATGGCCGCTCCGGCTCTTCCGAAGAAGATCTGGATCGGCACCCACGAGGTGCCGGTCAAGATGACGCCGCCCAAGGACGACGTCTTCAAGCCTGACAAGGAGGACGAGGAGTGGGCGCGCGGGATCTCATTCCTCGAAGACCCGCCCTGCATTCACATCTCGGAAGGCATGAGCCTGACCCAGCAATTCGAGGTGGTCTACCACGAGATCGAGCACGTCATGAACTGGGTCCATGACATCGAGGACGAGACCACCGAAGAGGACTCGACCGACGTCCACGGCAAGGCCTGGACCACGCTGCTCGTCGCCAACCCGAAGTTCGCCCGCTGGGTCTACTGGATCGGCAACGCGATCCGCAAGGAGCGCACGAAGTGACCACCTACCGCATCGACAAGCGATTCGTCTGCCGCATCCGGCGCTCACCGCGGGTGCTGGAAATCGCCGAGGCGTTCGGGCTCGGCCTGGACGACAAGGAGTTCGTCATCTTCGACAACCTCGACCTGACGGTGGAAAAGGGCGACGTCGTCTACATCACCGGCCAGTCGGGCTCGGGCAAGTCGCTGCTGCTGAAGGAGCTCGAGCGGCAGATGCGCGAGGAAGGCCAGAAGGTCGTGAACCTCGACCAGATCGCGCTCAACGCCGACCTGCCGCTGATCGACCAGATCGGCAAGGACACGAACGACGCCCTGCGCATCCTGTCGATCGCCGGCCTCAACGACGCCTACCTCTACCTGCGCACGCCGGGCGAGCTGTCCGACGGGCAGCGCTACCGCTTCCGCCTGGCGAAGGCGATCGAGTCGGGCGCCGACGTCTGGGTCGCTGACGAGTTCATGGCGGTGCTCGACCGCACGGCAGCGAAGGTGATCGCGTTCAGCGTGCAGAAGACCGCCCGCAAGACCGGTGCCACCGTGATCGTTGCGACCACGCACACCGACATGGTCCCGGACCTCGCACCGACCCTGTACATCGAGAAGCGGTACCGGGAAAAGCTGCGCATCGAAACCGCTGCGCGGGTCGCGACCGAGCAGGACGTCGACAAGAAGATGGACCAACTCCTGGGGGCACTGTGATGGGCAGCTACCAAAAGCTCCGCTGGTATCACGTCTCTAGCTTCCTCGGCGGCGTGCCACCGCGCGTGTGGGTGTTGATCGCGATCTTTATCGCGTCCGCGTCCATCGCCTTCTGGGCGCACGTCACCAAGTTCGACATCACCAAGCCCGGCTTCCTGCAGATGCGCCCGATGATCATCACGATCGGAGCGCCGAAGACGATCGAGGTGACGGTCGAGCAAGCGGCCGCAGTGGACAAGCGCATCAAGGATCTCGAGCAGGAGATCCAGGTGCTGAACCAGCGCCTGCACCACATCGACAAGTTGAACGACGAATACCGGAAGAAAGGCTTCGTGTGCTCGTGAACGACGACCAGCTCTCGGAGACGCGTGTCGAGCGACGCGCCCTCAGCCCCAAGCACAGCCTGTCGATCCTGCGCCACTGCTACGTCGAGCGCGGGACGCTCGACGACTGGAAGGTGCTACACGAGCTCCACTACAAGAGCTCGAACCTCGGCATCGGCCCGCGCTACATGCGCTGCGTGCTCGACGACTGCACCGCGCCGGCGCAGGTCATCGGCGTCATGGTGTTCACCGTGCCGAAGCCCCTGGACAGCGGCCGCAACGAGGTCTTCCCGCACCTCAAGCCGAACCAGGGCGGCGTCGACAACACCTTCATCAACAAGCAGCGGATGATGTGGCTCAACCGCAACCTGATCCTGTCCTCGCGCACGGTGCTCGACACCATGTACCGCGGCGCCGGCCTGGCCTATCGGTTCAAGGGCATCGGCTACCGCATGATGGGCTACCGCTACATCGAGAGCCGCAGCTCGATGAGCCGGTTCAACCCGTTCTCCATCAAGGCGGGCATGCGCTTCGTCAACCTGAAGCCCGCGGCCGCGCAGCAGGACGGCCTCCGGTTCTTCCAGCGCAACTTCATGACGCCCGGCTACGACTACGTCGGGCTGAAGGAGGAACTGGCCGCCATGCAGGATCACGTGCGTGAGCGCGTGCTGCAGGAGATGCGGGACTGGTACTACCGACACAGCTCGATGGAAAAGTCGGGCGACAACCGGTTGAACGGCATGGACCGGATCAACAAGATGGAGCTGGGCTACCTGCTGAAGCAGGTCCAGCAGCTGGTGTTCGGTTCGACCGCCTACGCGGTGTGGAAGAACCCCGACTACGACGAGAAGGCGCAGAAGATGCGCGAGCTGCCCAAGCGCATCCCGGCGCTGGCGTTCGACCTGCAGGGCGTGCACGAGCCGCTGCGCCTCGACCTTCTTCACACGCTGGAGGCATGATGGGCAGCAACGCACCGTACAACCCGGCCAGCGCCCGAACGCTGGCAGACGACCTGACCACCAAGCAGCGCCTGGTCCTCGACGTCATCGTCAAGGGCAACCGGACGCCTGACGGTCGTTTCGAGTCGGTCGACCTGGATCAGCTGCTCGAGCGCATCCCCTACAAGACCTCGAAGGAGTCGATGCAGTTCTCGATCCGCAGCCTGATCGGGCGCGGCATGGTCGAGAAGGGGCCGCAGGAGAAGCGCCGCGGGCGCACTCGGGCGACCCTGCTGCCGACGAAAACGGCGCGGGAACTCGGCATCCTGACGGTCGAAACCATGGTGGAACCGGGAGCGACCGGCGACGAGATCCTCGACGACCTGGCGACGATCGCGGGCAACTAACCGCTGCCGGATCGGGGCGAAGCCCCTGTGTCCGAGGCGGGGTGAACCCCGTGACCGAGAGGTTCTTTCGTTGACAACTGCCTAGAGAATGTATAATGTTATCGAGCCAAGAGCTTTACCGAGATGAATCAACAACTTAATCAGCTTGGCTCTTTTTAACGATCCCCTATATATAGTACCCTCCGAAGTTCAACAGCCAAGGTCTAGAGCAAATGGTTTCTGACGCGCGCACGCACGCGAAGGGGAAGGTCGGTCGGACCGGGGCAGTCATTGCTGACTGCCGGTCGGCATGCTATCGTCCCTTCGCATTCCGTTCTCCCTCCCTGGGCGGCCACTCCTCCGCCCATTTTTTTTTGAGCCCTGCCGATGAGTAAGCCGGCCGCGGCACCAAAGAAGGGAGCCAAGGGCGGCACGACTCACCTGTCTGCCAGGGAGCGCCGGATCGCCATCAGCCTGTGGGAACGGGGCGAGGTGACCCTCGAGGAACTCGGGCGCCGGTTCAAGCGCACGCCGGGGGCCTTCGCCAAGTTCTTCTCGACCCACAAGATCAGGAAGGGCTCGAAGTCGGCCGCGGTCGCCGCGCAGGTCGAGGAGAAGCTCAACGAGCAGTCCGTCCGGGAAGCCGAGGAGACCGCGAAGGACATCAGCGAGGTCAAGAAGGAGTCCCTGCAGCTGCACAAGGCGATCCGCAAGCTGGTCGCCCATTCGATCGCCGAGGCCCGCCGCAACAACCGGGCGATGTCGACCATCGGCAACGACATGAAGGCGCTGGCCCACGCGGCGACCGTCGTCAAGATCAGTCGAGAGGAAAGCTACATCATCCTGGGCATCGACCCCGACGAGGAGATCAAGAAGCGCCACGAGGACAACCTGACCGACCTCGAAGTGCGCACGCTCACGGACGAGGAGATTCGCATGCGCACGCTCGAGGCCGGCAACAGCCTAGGCGACGACGACCTGCTGGGCCTGGCCGAGCTGGTCGAGGATGACCTCGGCGACATCCCGACCGATGAGGAGGCGGACACCGACGAGCTCGACGCCCTGATGGGCTACGCCGAAGAGCTTGCGGCCAAGACGCCCGAGACACCCGCGCCGGCAGAAGGAACCGCTGCAGCCCCGCCGGCGACCGAGGGCGAGCCCGAATGACGGGGGTCGCGAACCGCAAGCTGATCCGGGAGCTGTACCTCCACAAGAAGCAGATGGAGGTCTACAACTCCCCGCACCGGTTCCGGGTGGTCGTCGCCGGCCGCCGGTGGGGGAAGTCGCAGCTGGCGAAGATCCTGATCTTCAAGTACGCCCGCATCCGCCGGCGCCTGGTCTGGTACGTCGCCCCGTCCTACCGCATGGCGAAGCAAATCATGTGGCCGGAGCTGCTGACGACCATCCCGCGGGACTGGATCAAGAAGATCAACGAGACGACCCTCACGATCACCCTGATCAACGAGAGTCGAATCGAGCTCAAGGGCGCCGACAACCCGGACAGCCTGCGGGGCGTGGGCATCCACTTCCTCGTTCTGGACGAGATCCAGGACATGAACCCGGACGCCTGGGTGAAGGTGCTGCGCCCGACGCTCGCAAGCACGGGCGGGCACGCGCTCATGATCGGCACGCCGAAAGGCTACAACCTGCTGCACGACCTCTACCGGCTCGGGCAGAAGGAAGAGAACCAGCTGCTCGGGCGCTGGAAGTCCTGGCAGTTCCCGACCTCGACCTCCCCATTCATCCCGAAGCACGAAATCGACGCTGCCCGGGAGGACATGGACATCAAGAGCTTCAAGCAGGAGTTCGAGGCGTCCTTCGAGACCATGTCGGGTCGGGTCTACCATGCGTTCGAGCGTCGCCTGCACGTGGACGAGGCGGCCGTCTTCAACCCGGAGCTCGAGATCTGGATCGGCCAGGACTTCAACATCGACCCCATGTCGAGCGTGATCCTGCAGAAGCAGTGGGACGGCCAGGTCTGGGCGGTGGACGAGCTCGTGCTCAAGAGCGCGTCCAGCGAGGACGTCTGCGACGAACTCGAGCGTCGGTACTTCCGCTTCATGAAGCAGATCACCCTGTTCCCCGACCCGGCCGGCGGCTACCGCCAGCACGCCCGCGGCGAGTCGGACCTGGACATCTTCAAGGAGCGGGGCTTCGTGCGCCAGAAGTACCGGCGCAAGCACCCGCCCGTGGCCGACCGCATCAACTCGGTCAACCGCATCCTCAAGAGTGCCGACGGTCGCGTGCGCATGAAGATCAACCCGAAGTGCAAGGGCCTGATCAAGTCGCTGGAGGAGACCCTGTACAAGCCGGGCGGCCGCGAGGTCGACAAGGCCCCAGGCGTCGAGCACTCGGGTGACGCGATCGGCTACCCGATCGAGTTCAACTTCCCGATCAAGAAGTTCGAGATCCTGGGCGTCTCCATCTAGCCACCTTGCGCAGTCAGGACTGACTGCTATAATGGCACTTGTATAAGGACCCCCATGGCCTCGAAAAAGACCGACGACGACGAGCAGAAGCAGCTGAAGGCCTTCCTGAAGCGCCGCCACCCCCTGTTCGGGGAGATGCAGGCGCACTGGTCGTTCCTGCAGCAGACCTACGAAGGCGGTCGCGCCTGGTTCGAGTCGCACATCTTCAAGTACCTGAAAGAGGGTACCGAGGAGTTCAACGACCGCACGAAGCGCGCCTACCGCTTCAACCACACCCGCGAGGTAGTGGACCTGGTCGACAAGTACCTCTTCAAGATGGAGATCCGGCGCAACGCAGAGCTTGCGCCGGCCTCCGTCAAGGCGTTCTGGGAGAGCACGACCCTCAACGGCCTGACCATTCACGAGTTCGCCAAGCGCGTGTCGAACCGTGCCAGCGTCGCCGGCCGCCCGTGGGTGCTGGTCGACACGAACCGAACCTACGCTGTGCGCACCAAGGCCGACGAGAAGAAGGCGGGCGTGCGCACCTACGCCTACATCGTCATGCCGCAGTTCGTGCTCGACATGGGCTACGACAAGGACGGCAAGCTCACCTGGGTGCTGATCCAGGAGTCCGAGCGCGACGACAAGGACCCGATCAAGGCCACCGGTGAGGTGCGACCGCGCTTCCGGCTGTGGACGACCGAGTTCTCCCAGCTCTTCCGCGTCGAGGGGTCGGGCGAGAACCAGAAGGTCGTGAAGGAGCCTCCGGTCCAGCACGGTCTGGGCGAGGTGCCGATCATCCCCGCGGACAACGTCATCAACGACGAGCTGTACACCTCGCCGGCGCTGATCGCCGACGTTGCCTACCTGGACCGGGCGGTCGCGAACTACCTGTCCAACATGGACGCGATCATCCAGGACCAGACCTTCAGCCAGCTCGCGATGCCGGCCCAGGGCCTGATCGCCGGCTCAGGCGAGGACGACGACAAGCTGAAGAAGCTGGTCGAGCTCGGCACCAAGCGCGTGTTCACCTTCAACGGTGAAGGCAACGCGATGCCGTTCTACCTGTCGCCCGACGTCAAGCAGGCGCAGCTGATCCTGTCCGTCGTGGCGAAGATCATCAACGAGATCTACCACTCCGTCGGCCTCGCCGGCGAGCGCACGAAGGAAGACAACAGCCAGGGCATCGACAACAGCTCGGGAGTCGCCAAGGCCTACGACTTCGAGCGCGTGAATGCGCTGCTCGCCTCGAAGGCGGACAGTCTCGAGCGCTTCGAGAACCGACTCGCCCGCCTGGTCGCTCTCTGGAACGGTGAAGAGAAGGCATTCGACAAGATCAAGGACAAGCTCGTCCTCTACCCCGACAACTTCGACGTCCGTGGCCTCTACGACGAGCTCGAACTGGCCGCCCGCCTGCAGCTCGTCGACGCCCCCGATTCGATCCGCCGCAAGCAGATGACGGACATGGTCGACAAGCTCTGGCCGCAGCTGGAGAAGAAGCTGCGCGACGAGATCATCGCCGAGCTCGAGGAATGGCCGCCCGACCCGATCGAGATGGCCGGGGAGATGGCGAAAGTCACCGGGAAGCTCGAGCAGCCTGGCGCCGCCGGCGGCGACGTCAAGAAACAGGGCAAGAACGCGCGGGCCAACGCCCTCGTGAACGGGAAGTAAACCCGGGCCGAGAGACCGGCCCCAACACAGACGACCGAGAGACCGGTCAGAAAGGCAGCACGAGATGAGCATCCTGATGCGCAAGCTGATGGCCCATGGCGGATACCGCGACGAGGCGGGCGACGACAAGGGCGGTGGCGGTGGCACCGACGAAGCTGCGAAGGCGGCCGCGGCCAAGGCAGCTGCCGACAAGGCGGCGGCCGACAAGGCCGAAGCCGACCGCGTGGCCGCCGAGAAGGCCGAAGCCGACAAGAAGAAGTCGAGCATGACCGACAGCGAGGCGAAGCTCCTCAAGGAGGTCATGGAGGCGAAGGAGAAGCTCAAGGCCTACGCCGGCATCGACCCCGAGAAGGCGAAGAAGGCCCTGGATGCCCTCGCGCAGAAGGAAGCCGAGGCGGCCGCGGCCGAGCAGAAGCGCCTCGAGGAAGCCGGCAACTGGGACGCGCTCAAGAAGCAGATGAACGAGCAGACCGACGCCTTGGTCAAGGCGAAGGACGCCGAGATCGCCCA